CATACTGATACAGAAGGAAAATTCCCATATACAACACGAAAAGTAACGTTAGTTACACCATTAGTAGATGAATTTCCCCACTGTTCAATTAATCCGTTCCAATTAATAACCTTCTAAAGAAAAATCAAAATCACTGTTAGTTGTGAATCTTGTATTAATTTGTATAATAACTGAAAAATAACTTACATATTTTCCATATAAAACAATGCTGCCTAGAGGGATTCCGTCACGAGCTTCTCTATTTTGACTAAATGAAACATTATATTTTTTTGATGAAAAATTAATTAATGTGTTTATATTTACTGCTGTTTCGCTACTTATTTTTTTTGTTAAATACTGCTTAATTAATCCGTTCGCTTTAACTTCATAACCCGATGTATCATTATGCCATGATTCTACAGTTGGATTTCCCATAATAACAAAGTCAGTTCCATCATACATTAACTCAAGAATTGTATATGGCTGCCACATTTCTGGTCGTGTAGAAGTTTCACCTCGCCAATATCCAGTGTGATTTACTGGAGCTTTTTTTGCCCCAGCATCAACAACCATAATAGCTTTATCCGCCAAAGAATTAATTTTAAGACGTGGATTATCAGAAGAATTTCCCAGCGTAAACATTACCTTAACTGTAACCCCAGAATACAAAGCGAATCCAGACAAAGTAATTGCTTTTATCTGAGTAGATGCAGCAGTAGAACATACAGCACCTGCATTACCTGAACTAATTGCCATAGCTGTTGTAGGTACGTTTGTACTCGTAGTTGATGCAGTTGTGTCTACACCCTTAGCCGATGCTGCACCACAAGTATAAGCAGCAGGTTTTAAGTTTCCACTTGCATCTGTAACAACAATTTTATTATTAGTTGTACCTAAAGCTTCACCAACTAAAGGCACATTACCCACAGCAGCACCAGCTGTTTTACCTGCAGCACTACCAATTACAGTTCCAGAAGGCTTCAAATTTCCACTTGCATCAGTTACTACAATATTATTATCTGTTGTACCTAAAGCAGTTCCTATAACTGGTACGTTTCCTATAGCACTTCCTGCTGTTTTAGTTGCACCACTGGCAAAAGATCCCTCACTACATGTCGTTAAACTACTACTACCAGCTAAAGGACTAAGAGTATCTACAACAGCATTTAGTTTACTAAGATTTACTGCATCCCCATCAGCAATAGGTTCAGCAACGGCCAAGCATCCGTTTGCGTCTCTACTTGCAATCTGACCAGGTGTAGCTTCAGAAGTTGCCCCATGTACACTATCAGCCAAACCTCGCTCATCAGCATGACTTTTCACAGTATCATCAACAAGTTTTTCTACAGCATCAGCAAATTGTGAACTAGTCTGAGAGTCAGCATTTCCTGTAATTCCTGTTCTGTTTCCGTGAGCTTTCTCATACATTGCAATATGAGCAGCATTAATATCATTCATAAATTCAGCCAACAACGGTGTACCATCAAAGCTTTCTGAAGAACTTGCGTTAATTGCTTTACCTTCTGGGTAACTAGCATCAGTCATTTCTACATAATCTGAATAGTTTTCGTTTAATTTAAGCATTTTTTCTACCTCTTACTCTTGTTTGATCATAATTATCTACGTACTGGATAAACACCAATGCGCCAGTTTGAACTGGTTTTACTTTTAAAATTAAATATTCAATAAAAGGCTTCCACTTAGAATCAAGTATCAACTTTTCACAATATATAATTTCTTTTCTTGAATTAGTAACAACATTTTTAGCAACAAAAAAATAATTTGCCCAGAAATCTTCATCAACTGGAATGTCATAAAGCTGATCAGAATCATTTCTAATAACTGTCGGACTAAACTCACTGTCACCATCTTTATAACCACAACTCATCTTTTTATTGCCACAACATGATGATTTCTGCCCACACATACAAGCAAATACAGCATTAGCATCACGGGGATTTTTAACAGGAACATTCTCAAAAAGTTTTATTTGAGGTGATACGTTCTGTAATAATCCCTGCAAATAACTTAAACTCTGGCCACCTAAATTAGCCTGCCATAAGCTCTTAAGAATTCCCCGTCTTGTATCACCATATTGCAAATCAGAAAATAAAACAGAAAACTGCTTCTCCCACTCGTCCATCGCTCGTGTAGAATCAGGAAACAAATCCATAAAAATTAAATCAGTTTCATTTCTTACATCTTCAGGAAGATAAGCCAAGCCCTTAAAAAATTTTCGCAAAAGAGAATTCTGAGTAATATCAAAAGCTTTGCCAGATGGAAGCAAAGCCTTAAAAGCATTAAAAAAACTCATACTTCTACCCCATTAATGTATAACTTACCAAGCTTGGCAAGTTCACCTTTACCCAGTGTATAAGACTGAATTACAGTATTATTCTTTTTAAGAACAACCTCATCAAAATGGCCACTTACACCTTCTGCAATATCATTACAAATACCACTAATATTTACAGTAGAAATTCTGTCATACCGTTCATTATCAACAGATAATCCTCTAACAAAAGGCTCACGTTCCTTAAAGTAAGCTCCAATATCAGTTTTTGCAGATGCAGAAAATGAAGCATATTCGTCCATAGAATACTCATTGATATAAACATCAAAATCAATAACTGAACAAGCGCGAATATTAGAATAAGATTCATTATTAGCTGGATCCAGAATTGCACCTAAAGGCTTTCTACCCTCTCCAGTTTCTGGATCGTAAGTACAAGCCTTACCCACTTCGATTAATAAATCAGAGCCTGCAATTCTATCATCAGTATTAGCCACAACATAAATCAGTACACCAGCTGCAGTGTTGTCATCTTTATAGATATAAGTCTGAAGAACTCCAGGAACTTCAGAAGCCCATTTTCTATAATCATTAAGAGCCCCACCCTGTGGCTGAACTCTCCAACGAGCAACAACACGACTTCTATAAGTAACCTCATCCTCTTCATCAGTTGCTTCTTTAGTTACTTCCGTACAAGTTACAAGTTTATCAATATTAGCAAGTGGAGCTGTTGTTTGTAATTCATCACCTACAGAAAGATTTCCTGCAGTTCCAGCTTCAGCACATTTCACCTTAACAGTATTATTAAGATTCTTAAGCAGCACATTTTCTGTAGTTAAATATATTTTGTTTGTTGCTGGATTCACTAACTGTGTCCCTTGTAAAAGATAAGTATTGATAGAAGTAGCTTTAACTGTAATATTTCCCTCAAACTGAGTCGCATTACCAGGCTCACCAATTCCAACCAGATCTCCCCATAATACAAGAGGACGTATTTTTCTACCCAAAATTTCTATTTCATCAAAACTTGCAGTCGCAACAAACATTTGCAAAAAAATCCAAGCCTGCTGGCGATATAGACTTATATAAATACCCGCAAGAGTTTTTGATAGAACTCGTATAAACGCTTTGGGTAACAACCTAAACTTTGTATTAAGTTCAGTTTCAAGCCCACTAATAATTAAACTATTAATATCTTCAATTGTTTTATTCTCAAATGCCATCTTTCATTGCTCCCCATTGCAGACTATAATTTCCGGCTTCAATAATGTCGCCAGATTTTCCTATAACCACATTTAATTCAATTTCCTTTAAACCAACAGCAGAAATACTCACAGTTATTGCATCCGCAATTCCATCTTCTAACATCCAATTCAGGTCCTGTTTAACCTTATCTTCAGCAATAGAAATATTCTTAGAAGTCAAAGGAACAGATATTATATAAGCCTGAAACTTACTCACAATCTTTTCGTTTTCAGAAATATTCTGGAGTTTATTGCCCCACCAGGTAGAATTATTAACAACTTCCCCAGAATCATCTTTGTTTCCGCCAAAAAGCGACAAATACACAGCTGTTCTAAAACCTTCATCACACATCACAAGCCCATTAACAACAGATATATCAGCCCCATCTTCAGTGTCATACAGCAGAACATCACCGCCAAACTCTTCAGTCATCATCCAATCTCCACCTTATTAGAACCACTGGTAATTTTTCCCTGCAGTTTAATTGCAGCAACATTCATCGTCCCTACAGCAGGGCTTCCACTACCACCACTTACAGCAACTACCACAGTTTGTGCAGGAATCTCAACTTCAACAGTGTCATCCTTACGAGCTGCAGCAGAACCACCTTCATCACCACCATTAATAACAACTTTTTCAGCATCAACAGAAACTGGCTTATCAGCTTTAACTTCTATTGACCCATCATTTTTAAGCCAGATTTTGGCAACAACATTTCCATCTTTATCTCTGGAATAAATAATTTTTTCACCAGGCTGAGCACCTACAGATTTACTCAAAACCGAAGTAGTAACAAAATTACCAGTCCCTTCAATATCAACAAGAACAACTCTATCTTCTTCTAATGGTGGAGCATCGTCCCCACTACCAGAATATAAATCACAATACTTATTTTCGCCGTAATGAGCCTCAACTGTTGTAACAGTTTCGTTATCATCACCTTTTTCTGACCCTAAAATTCTTGCAATTAAACCCATTTAATTATCCCACGGTAAAACATCTGGCACCGTACCATTAATAGAATCTGGAAGCATAAGCTTAAAAGTCGTCTGTACACCTTCTGTATCACTTCTTTTAATCTCAACCTCCTGAACCTGAAATTTAGTTTCCCTATAAATCATTGCACTTGGAGAATAAACAGAAACACTCATACCCTTAGTAAAAATGTCTCCATCTTTATCTGTACAACCATAAACCGTTAAGTCATAAGAACAACAATTTACAAACATTTGCCCGGCCTTAGATTTAACAGCCTTTTCTAGCCCATCTCTATCAACATCTTCGCAAACAAAAGACACAGGCCTAAAAACACCATTCTTTATCAAAAATTTATTCTCATAAGTATATTGAGCAGCTGCATACTTCTTATCAGTTTTTGTAAATCCAGTTAAATGTGAATACATTTCCTGCTGCTTAAAATTAACTTTACAAGAAATAAAAGGAAGCTCGCCCTCTCTAAAAGTCACACGCGTACTTTCTTCAGGAACCTTCCAGAAGAATAAATGACCGTTACTATCATTGGTGAAAACAAAAGACCTTTGTTCTGCAAGTTTTTTTAGAAAATCAAGAATTTTAGTTCCAATAGAATATTCAACCTTTTCAATTGGAGCCCCAGAATCTTCGCTAAAACTAACCTTAACCCCAAAAGGCTCACAAATATCTTCAGCAATCTGCTTTAAAGTCATGCCATTATAACTAGGGGGATATTTGCTTACTGGAATACAACAATCATTTAAGGTCCCACATAAAGGGTACCCCTGCAGATTAATAGTCTTAGAATCAGGATTTACTTCAGGAGCAGAAGCCAGCAACCGGCCCATAAAAAGTAATTTTCTATTAAAATAAACAGCGCACTCTTTAAAAGTAAAAGGAGCAAATGCTTTTTTAGTCAAATCTTCAGTATCATCCCAAGGAGCCACAAAACTAAACGCATCAAGCGAATCCATCGCCATTTTTACAGTATATCCAGTAAAGCCACCATACAATTTTCCATCAATAAAAATAGAAAAATCATCTTCAGCAGCATCTTCTGGCTTAATAGATTTAGAAATTAATTCAGGCGAACTCTGAACAACATTGGCAGGTAATTCATTCTCAACAGGAATGATAAGAACATCACCAGGAAAAATTAAAGGAACCCCATCAATAGAAGTCTTTCTTCCATATATTTGAGGATTAGCACCAAGAATCTTTCTCCAGTTTTGCCAGGTCCCATATACTTTGGTAGAGATTTTAACAAGTGTATCGCCAGGAACAACAGTATAAGTCCTAGACATAATAAGCCACCTCTCTACCCATAGGAATAATTTCTAATTCGTTATAATTAATCTTATTATCAAGAATAAACTGATCCAATTTAGAAAGGTCGCCATAAAGATCATACACAAGCTCAACAATCTGTCTGTCTTTCCCAAGAATAATTGTTTTTCTTGTTGGCAAAGCAAAAGAGTTATTAATAATCATAGAGACAGCTTTAGCGACAACATCACGCATAGCCCCAAAACTTTCTCCAGTTTCAACATAATAATCTTTAGCAATATTTTTCTCTTCAAATGCAACAACAATATCGTACATATCAAGAATCATATTTGCACATTCAACAGCTTCATCACGAGTCTTAAAATTACTTCTACCTGAATCCAGAGCTGCACCACAAGAACAACCAGTCACAAGACTTTCCAACATCAAACGAGTAGAAGTCCACTGATTCTTAGCATTTTCTAATCCAAAAGGATTATCTTTAAAATTACTAGCAAGAGTATTTACAACAGAAGAATAAGCTTCAACCTTAGCACCAGTATTAGTAGCAACCTGAGCAGGCAAACGAAGCAATTTAACAGTTTGGACAGCAATATCTTCTGCAGCATTAATTAAATTATCAATATTACTCCACAATTCACTTTCAATTGTGCTGAATTTTGTATAAATAGACTTTTCCATTTGAGCAACAGATTTAAGCCCTTTAATAGCAGTGGCCATACCACGCTTATACATATCAGCAACCCAAATAGCACCTTTAATTGTGTTATCAGCAATATCTTTAACAAACTCTAATTTTGATTTTTTTTCAAATTTATCTGCAGCTTCATTAATAGCATCAGTCTCCAATACTTCACTATTAACAACAGAATTAACAATAATAGTTTCAGAAAAAGTTACAGCAACAGAAGAAACACCTACACTAGCAACAACATCATCAGTTCTATTAATAGTGCCGGTAGGAACAACTTTATGATTTCCATATATAGGATGCTGAAGTTCGCCATATCCTCTTTCTTTTAGCCCTTCTTCAAAATCATCAGCCTTATCTGCACAATCTTTTCCATAAAAATAACAAGTAAATGAAAAACGACGGCCTCCAATACCTAGAGGCACTACCAGAGCACCGTCGCGCTCAGGAAAAGTGAAAGTCGCAGTTTTTAAATCAACTTCACTACTTAACTTAGAGTCGTACTCAAATTGAAATTTTTTTCCACTAGGAGCTGTATAAACAGCCGCTACTAAATCACTATCCCAAGCCATACATTAATTATTAATTAATGCATCTAAAAATGCTATTTACACAATAAAAAAGCCGACTTAAAAAAGTCGGCTTATAAATTACCATGCACCAGATTTAAGACTACTAATAGATATATTAGGAGCAGTACCACTAACACTACCTTTAAGACCTTTTTCTAATCCAATATCTACTTTTACATGATCCTCAGTAATAGTTTCATTCATAGAATAAGCAGTACGCTCGCCTTGTGTAACAGGAGCCACCGCTGGCTGATTATTAACAGCACCCCATCCAGTTAAAGCCTCTTCTCTAAATCCTGCAATTGCATTAGCACCAACGCCAGCAATCTTTCCAATACCAGGAATTTTAGAAATCAGCATTAAAACCTGCTCTATAGGATGTAAAATAGCACTAACAATAGTTCCTCCAATAGTTTTAATACCAGCAACAAAACCCCCATCAGTAAATGCAGATTTAATATTCTCTATATTATTTTTAAATTCCATAATAAGAGCAATAAATGCAGCAATAGGAGGCGAAATAAGCGCAAATACTGCAACAACCATAGCCCCCCAGCTTTCCCAATGTTTACAACTTTCAATAATAATCGCAATTAAGGCGACAAAAGCTGCAACAATTAATCCTACAGGATTAGCCATAGTAACAATATTAACCGCAATTAAAACAGCCTTATAAACTCCCCACGCAACAGCAACAGTACCAATAACTTCTTTTAAATCCCATAAAATGGATATAAAATTTACGAATCCACTAACAATACTAGGAATAGCACCCATAATTTGAGTCAAAGCATTAGCAATAGGTGTTACATCAAAGTTTTGAACATAAGCAATTAAATTCTGCAAAGCTTCTTTAGCTCCACCAACTTCAAATGCTTTACCCAAAGATAATTGTTTATCCTGGTAAGCAGACTTTAATTGTTCAATTAACCCCTGAAAAGACTGCATCTGAGCACTGGCCATTGTTTCTGCAGCACCAGCAGAATTATATAATTCATTAGTAAACTTAGTTAATTCTGCAGTACCAGCTTGCATTAATACCTGGAAAGAGCCAATTGCACGCGAGCCAAAAATATCACTCAACAATTTAGCCTTCTGTTCATCAGCAACACCATCAAGCGACTTTTCAAACTGCTGCATAATATCAATAAATGGCAACATCTTACCTTCAGAGTCAAAAACATTAATACCAAGCTGATTAAGAGCATCTGCACCAGCTTTAGCAGGCGCAGAAAGCCTTAACATAACATTTCTAAGTGCAGTTCCAGCTTCACCACCTTTAATACCACTATTAGCAAGTATTCCAACAGCAGCAGAGAATGTCTCAATATCACCGCCCAAAGCAGTAAATTGTGGCGCTCCACTCTTTACTGCTTCAAACCACATACTCATATCAGTATTAGCCATATTAGTTGTACGCGCAACAACATCTGCAATTCTATTCATATTAGTAGAAATCTGCTGTGCAGCTTTTTCTGGGCCTAAAGCCTCTTCATCAACAGTAAGACCAAAAGCACCCATAGCATCTGTTGCCATATCAACAGCACTTGTCAGATCTAACCCAACAGCTGCTGCAAGATTACTTGTTCCCATCAACATTCCCATTGCCTGGTTAGATGTCATACCAGCCATTGCCATTTTATCAAGTGCGCCCGCTGCATCAGTAGCACTAAACTTAGTAACTGCACCAACTTCTCTTGCTTTACCTTGCAACTGTTCCAAAGTATCAGCATAAGTTTCAGAAGTTACATCCAAATCCTTAAACTTAGTCCCCGCTTTTGTTACAGCATCTTCAAATTCCACATAAGTTTTAATTGAGTCAACAACTGTTTTTCCTGCCAGAGCAACACTTGCAGCAGCTGCAATTCCTGCAGTCGCCTTAATTGCTTTGCCTGCTGACTGAATCTGCATTCTGGTTTTAGCCATATCAGCAGAAATACCTTTAGCAAGCATAGAAGAACTTCCAGCCATTTTTTTAATTGGACCACTAAAATTATCAATCATTTTGAAAACAGTAGAAATTTCATACTTACTTGCCATTTTTCCTTTTATTCTCCTTAGCCTGTTTTTGAATCTCAATTAATCCAGGAATCATCGCATCGTAAAAAAAATGTGCCTGTCTCAACGTCAGATCATCGGGCATTACCGGAATATGGTAATCCATATAAATCTGCCGTATCATAACAGGCACACCTTTTACAGCCTTAACAGTTTGCTCCCGCCCGTTATCTGCGATCTTAACAACTAGGCGCTCAAAAAAAGTGTTAAAACGCTCTGGAAAAATCTCCAGTCGCCAAGTTTCAACTTTGCAAAAACACCAATATCAAGCCCTGTTAGAGCACTCATAGCTCCGTGCATTCTATGCATCTGCTGAGTCTCCTTATATCCATCCATCCCAAGAAAAACCTTTCCTGTAGGTGCAGAAACATTAATTTTCATTCCATCCATATTACCTTCGTAATTAGAAAGTGTATAAATAATGTTATCCCCATCAACAACAGCTTTACCCTGCTGAATAGCTTTAACAATTCTATTTTTTAAGCCTTCATAATCTTTTTTTTCATCATCAGACATTCCAGCTTCATCGTATTCAATTCCGTTAGCTTCGCACCAGTTTGTATATTCAGTAAGAGCAAGCTCTTCAGTAAGTTTATTTTCCATTTTTGTAACTCCTTATACAAAAAAGGGCCCGAAGGCCCCAAAAGGAGTCACATCAACAAGATGCGACTCCATTATTCACTTATTAAAGTTCTTCAATATCGCCTTCAAGGTTCAATTCAATAGTTCCTTCATCTTCTTTGCAAGCAAGTTCATCAATAATCTGAACATTACCAGATACAACTACACCGCTAACTTTAGTAGCAGTAATTCCAATTGTATTATCAGAATTCTGAAGATCCTGTAAGAACTTCTTGTCATTTTTCATGTCATCAACAATTACATTGATTCCCTTAATATGACCTGGATGCCACTCTTTCTTATTATGAAAAGTACCATCACCATGCATAATTGTTTCGTTAGTTTTACCTTTTAGTAAAGTTTCAACTGAATCGTCTGCCTTTGTAGCAAAGCGACGACCACCGATAACAATTGATTCAAAAGCACCTGTAGTCATCTCTTACCTCCTAACCTACGTAGAATCCAAAAAGAATATCTGTCGAAGTTACTTCAACATTGCCAGACAATTTAACAGGGAAAGTTACGTTCAAACGTTTTGGATTTTCGGAGTCAATTCCTACTTCCATACCTTCTTTAATAAACTCAACATCCTGCAGCAAAGCCTTATCAGCAAGACTTGAAGCAAGGTTTAAGAACCATGTTTTTACAGTCTTTGGCTGAACTGCAGCTTTATTACTTGTTACAGTATCATCATTAACAAGTGGAGCACCTTTAAGATCATCGCTTTCCATGATCAAGCGAACATTGTAAATAATGTTCATAAGCTTAATCATATCAACAACATATCTATATCCAGGATATTTACCTTCATTGGCAGGATGATACATAGTCACAACATCACAAAGCTCACACACATTACCAGACTTAATATTAGTAGAAGAACCCTTCATAATACTCATATTACGAGTATTATAATTTTCCTGAATAGAATCATCACCAGCTTCAAGACCATTAAGAACACCTTTATAACCCTGAGCAGGATTTTCATTGGCAGTAGTAAGAATATCACTTACCATAGCCTTTGCAGCAATTACATAAGGTAATTCAGGAGAACCAACAGAAGTAATAAGAACATTGCTCTTATCTAATGGACGTGCATCAGTAATAGCAGTTCTTGTAGCATAGTTATCAGTACATCCCCAATAAGCCAAACAAGGTTTTTTCTCTAAATCTTCCCATCTATTTGCGACAAATTCCTGTACTAAATCAAGACGATCAGTATCAGAATAAGCAAAACAAGGCAAAATTGCAGTTTCCCAAATTTCACCAATTTTACTTAAAGCAGAAGTTAATGCTGGATCAATTGCTCCAGAAGTAAGCTGAGTCACAGTGAAAGTCAAACCATCAACACTACATTCAATTCGTGTTTTAATTAAATTACCAACTGCACCATAAGCTTTAGCTTTAAGATTACAACTACTTTCGGCAGTTGTTGTTGTTACTGGCATTGCAAGAACAGCATCAATTGCATCTTTTAGCTTAGAAACAATTTCTGTTTTTGTGTCACCTTTAGCAATAGCAATAGTTGCCTGCTGACCACCAATTACAACTTTAGCCGAACCACTTTCTGTAGCAGTTCCATCAACTTCAATACCACCTTCAGCACCAACAGCACCGTCAGCTTCAGCCAAAGGGTAAAAAGTAACTGGGAATCCAGCTCCCTTACCAACTAGTGGGAAAAGCTGTAAAGCAGCAAGATATAATGGTGAACCATAACCATACTTATCACCAATCTCACTTGCATTACCAGTACATTCATACTTCTCTGTAGTATATGTAGTACCATGATTACCAACGCCGATAACAGCAAGTCGCTGAGGCAACATCTGCACGCTACCAGCATTAAAATTCTTGAATTTCACTGCAACGCCGGTCACACGTGAAATTGCACTAGCAGAAACACTCATTTGTTTTCTCCCTATTCAATAACAACTTGCCCATCTTCACCAACGATAGTAACAGGCATAATTTCTAAGCCAGGCCCAGTTGTCTGTGGTGCAGTTTGATCATAAGTAACCTCAAGAACAATACGCACCACAGACACTTTAATTGCAGAATTCTCCATTCCAGATGGATAACCACCATTAAAAGAAGTAATCTGCCGATTGCTTACAATTCCGCGAAGCATTAAATAAGTGTACTGATCACTTTCTAATATAGCTCTAACACATCTCGCAAGCTTCCAAGCCTTTATAACACAAGAACGTCCAGCAAACTTGCCATCTCTATTTCCAATTTGATAGCAATCAAGATTGATAGTAGCAATTCGTGTAGCGGCGTTAACGCTTGCACCTCTATCTTTCCTAACACTTTCAACAGAAATATTAACAAGCGGGTATAAATCATTATCCCCACCAGCTTGCAACGGTTCATCATTCTCCACAAAAACCGTCGTCTTGTAGTCATCAGCAACAGGATCGTCATCAGCAACGGCCAAGTCATACTGATTATCCATCTCATAAGCAATAATTGCAGAAAGTTGATCTCGTATAACCTCTATATTATCAGGCATATTTAATCGTTCGTTAATTTCTGACATTATTAACCCTCATAAGACAAATCAAAACTTAACCAGGCACGTCCAACACCTAACGTCCTGTCTGGTTCAAAGTTTGTAACATAAGCGCTCCAGTCTTGCCCACTCAAATCGCTCCATGTACAAGCCCATCCCCGTCCGGGTAAAACATACTTGTTGTTATTCATCATCGAAGATAATCTCCAAGTCACCTGAACAACACGAGTAGAAATTTTATTTCCATCTGTGTCATACCCAAACCCAATATCACCAACCCGTCCATAAACCTCGTAGGATTCATCTTTAGGGCTGGTAAAACAAATCTTCACACCCTCGCCTGAGTTTTCAAGTGTTAAGCCTAAATCCTTTTCAGCCAGAGCACGAATATTCATTTATTCCACCTTTGCAGATTTTTTAGAAGATTTTTTTGAAGTAGTTTCTTCAACAGCAGGCTGAACTTCCTTTTCAACCTTAGTCTCTTCAACCACTTCCTTCTTTTCTTCTTTATTAGTTGACTTCTCATCAACAATCAAAATCTTTTTTTCAGAAAGCAATTTTGTAAAATAATTTCTATCAACAAAAACGCTTTCCGAAATTTCTTCTCCAGCAGAATAAATATGTCCATTAGCAGTTAAGGAAAAACCTTCAGCAATAACATATTTTTTCATCCGCTACACTCCTAAGAACAAACAGCCTTAAGAACACCCCAGTTATCCAAAGATGCAGGGAGACAAAGTGGACGAGCTGCAACCTTCATCATTGTTGAATCAGTATCTTCATCATCAATAACTTTGTTGAAGAATCGAACACGATCAATAATTGCTACATCTGGAACAAGATTAGCAAATTCAGATTTAGATTTAAGCATTGGATAAACTGCATGAACTAAGCGGAAATCCAAATCAGCTTCATTAGGAAACATAAGCACGTTCTTTTCATCCAAGTAACGAACCAAAGAACCTGTGCTAAAATCTTCAAAAGAAGCATTGTAAACATAGAGGTAGAATGTGAATGAACCAAGAGCAATACGTCCCTTGTAAATTTCACCTTTACCGCGAACATCATTTGTAAATACACCAAGATCATAAGATGTTTTGTCGATTAGTTTTGCAATATTTGCATGCTTCATAAATGCATCCCATGCTTTTCGACCAAAAATCAAAGTTGTAGCAGTAATTCCAGCTTCATCAGCAAGAGCCTGAGCCAAAGCATCAAGATCTTTTTCTGGATCAGAACCAGAAGCATCCCATTTGTTTGTAACAGTAACCATCTGATTAGCAGATTTATTAAAGTTTAAAACATAAGCATCATTACCGTTTTCATCAGTAAGAGTAATTTTACCTTCCTGAAGAACCTGTGCAGCCTGATATTCAACAGAACGCATAATCATATCTGTCATATCAGATTTAGAATCACGAAGTTTATTTGCAACTTTTACAGCCCAGTTAATCTTATTCTGAGTCCATTCAGTTTCGCCTGGTTCACGCTGTAATAGCTCGTACAAATCTACAGGACGAGACAAAGAATAGATTGGTGGAGCAACTTCAATTCCATTAAAAATGCTCTTAGAAATCTTTACAGAGTTACCACCAAGAGCAGTAACAACTGGAGCAGCTTTTCTTGATGATTTAACAATATCAAGAGAAATTCTTTCAGAATCTGTGTAATATGAATCTTTTACTTTGAAAAAAGATGTCAAAAGACCAGGACGCGCATTGCGTGTATCTTCCTGGTAAACTTCAAGCATTGTCTTTTTAAGATTAGGAATACTCATTTCTTTTCCTCACTTAGTCAATTGGATTAATATTAAGAGCCACAATACCCTGTGTTCTCAAAATGTCGCACTGTGCATCAGTAATTGGATCCCCTTCAACCTTAATAAAATTACGGTTAAATTTACCACCAATAGCAACGTCAAATGGAACAGAAGAACCAGATTCAACTTCTGCAACTGCAAGACCAAGTCCTGTACCTGCAACTAAATCAGCAGCTTCTGCTGGAACCCATTCCTTATCAGAATCACGTTTTAAAACAGTGCCAACAGCAACAGCAGCACTAGCTGTAATTGTTCCACTTTCACAAACATTGTCTCCAAACTGGAAACCTTCTTTACCGTACTGAGTCTTTTCGTAGTTAGCCATAATTACTTAACTCCCATAATTGCCTTTTTAAAAGCATTTTCAATTTTTTCTTCTTCTGTTTCTTCAACTTCATTTCTAGAAGCTGGAGCAGGAATGAAACCTTCAGGATCGTCTGCAACACGATTGTTGAGACCCTTAGCTTTAGCCTGAGTATCAAGCAAAGCGTCAATTACTTCTTCATCAGTAATTGATTTTCCGTTTTTTACAAAAGCAAGAGCATCGTTAACATTGCCTGCTTTCTCGAACTTTGAAACAAGGTCAGAAACACGTTTTCTTTCCTGTTCAATTGCAGCTGCAGAACCTTCATTAAACACTTCATCGAAAAGCGCTTTATTCTGAGCCATAAGTTCCTGTTTATTCATAACAGATACCTCATCCTTTTCGGAATTCTCCGAATTTATTTTTGAATCGGAGAACTCCGATTTTTCACCAAGTAAATTAAAAGCACTATATGACTTCTCAAAGCTGTCTTTATAAGCCTTTGGATTTTTTTCAACTTCATCTTTGATTTTTTTCTGACAAGAATTAAAAGCAACCTTAGCACTATTCATTTTGTTATCCATTTCCATTAATGGATCAGTTTCTGGATCACGACTCGCTGTTAATACTTCATCACAAAAACCGTTTTCTAAAATCTCAGAGCCAAAAAACCAGCTTTCGTTATCCATAAGCTTAGTAATGTCTTTTACTGATTTTTTACAGCGATTAGAAAGCATCGAAATAATTAAAGAATCAATTCTCTTAGAAAAATCTGCCGAGCGTTCCATTTCTCGATGGTCCCCAATAGCAACACCCCAACAGTTATGAATCATAAAAATTGAATTATCTTCAACGATAATTTTGTTAGCAGAATTAATAGAATTAGCTGCACAAGCAATCCAAGAAGCTGCACTGGCAGCCATCCCCTGAATATATGTAGTAATATTATTATTATGATTTCTAGCAAAATCACGAATATAGTTATAAATAGAAATTCCCTCAAAACAGTCCCCGCCAGGGCAATCCATAACTAATTTAATATCTTCATCGCCAGCTTCTTCAAACTGCTGTCTAATTTCAGCAGCAGTAATTCCAAACCAGCCACCAATTTCTTTATCAAACAGAATTTCTTTCATATTTAAATAATAAAATTCAAACTGTTTCTATGCTATTTACTTTAAAAAAAAATAAGCAGTTCTAATAAAAGAACTGCTTACAAAAACTACTTTCTTCTAAGTACACCACATATATTATCTATACTTCGCAATACAATTTTAGCCCCATCCTGCAGCAAGCCGTTTTGCTCAAAAACTATTAAACTTTCCCCTAATATTCCAAGCACAATAGCTACATGGCCATATATATTTGTATTAGTAGAATTAAAAATAACAACATCCCCTGCTTTTATTTGATTAATTCTTTTAGGTACAAAAGCAATATAATATAACTGTTCTGAAGGCAAAACTTTATAGTCAATAAACAAATCAACTGCGCCCTCTACGGCCCCAGTATGAGGAAGCCCAAAAACATCCTTATTGTATTGCCGGAACAAATCAACACATTGAGCACCAAAAGCCCCATCAAAATCAACTTTTTTCCCATTATATTTTTTTACAAACTCTTCCAGATTCATTCTTCACCCTTTAATTTTTCCCTGGCATTATTAATATATTCCTCAAGAGACTCTATCTTATTCTTATATTTAGCCATTTCAATTAAATAATCAGAAGGAACATAAGAATATTCTTCATCCTCACATATCTTTATACTTTCCAGAACAGGAAATTCTGGGAAATCTAAAGGAGGAATTACATATACAATTTCAGTCTTTTTTACTTGCGTTGCACAAGATAGCTGCAGCAGCATTAAGCTGCTCAGACTTAGACCCAGTATTAAGTATTTTATTTTTCTTTTCCAGTTCAGCATTTGCCGCATCTTTTAACTCCATTAAAGCATTTGCATAATCAGCACTGGCCTTAGCCTTTTCCAGCGCAACTCTAGTATCTACTAATTCCCTGTGCTCTTTTTTTAACAAACCCACAATAATTGCCAATACCAACGTCGACAATGCCAGCAACCAGAATTCAATAATTGCCACTCCCTGCATTTACCTCTCCTTAGTCTCAGACTTATATATTCCTAATACACCCTTAATAAAATCTACAGTATGTGTTTCACACATTGTATTAAAATAGTCAACATAATCCTCATTTTGTAACAATTCAGGATTCACTTTGCCTACAGCCTTAAACACAATCAATTTTGTCTGCTTAACTTTCAACGCAAGATAATTAGATTCCTCACAAACATGATTAACAATCAGCCAACTCAACCATTCATCAACAACTTTTTCTATCACATAATCTGTATTAACATAACTAACAGTACACCCTTTTTTTTGCATGTCGCTAATTATGATTAAGGTTAAATAAGAACAATATTGAAGCACAAATTCCTTCTGCTTCAATAAAATTGCCCTCACCTCGTTTTCTGTCTTACCAATAGATAAACCCTTGCCTTGATAATGGAAATATCCATGCTTAGCCATAACAATAACCAAAAAAAACACAAAAACAGCCATTATTCCAATAGGAATACCGTTATCGCTTTTTAAAACATCAGAAATATTCTCCATTATTCAGCACCCTCTCCTTCAGGTTCATCAGCAATATTACCATTAGGATAAGCAGATTTCCCGTTATTATCCTCATTAGCTTTTGGCGTAAATCCAATTTTAGCCATATACTCTTCTTCTCGTTTGCGTTTCTGCATAACCTGTCTGAACGAAAGTCCACTAATCTTACGACATTCAATATCATAAGTCGATAAACCTCCATCCAAAGCTTTAAGAGAAGCTTCTACTTCTTTCTGTGGATCCACAGAAGGCCTGCTTAATCCAGTCCATACACAACTTAACCAAGCACTCTTTTTAACCCACAAAGCAGAATCATAAAAAGCTTCAAGCAATCCAGGTAATTTAATAATATTGTTCAAACATGACTGAACAACAAATTCTTCATAAATCGGCTGACAAACAACTTTAGCAAACTGTTTAACCCTGTAATCAAGGTAAACCTCAAACTCATTATTAGCCTGACGCGATGCAGAATAATTACTCTGAAATCTAAGCATTGCAATTTCAGGAGGAATTTCCAAACTCCAGCAAATACCACTAAGTATTGCCATTTCAAACGCACTGTAATTAACATTAGGCCTATTAGTCTGGAAAGAAACAATTTCTTCTCCTGGTGCCAAATCATCAAAAATTGTTCCAGGATTCATTGTTCTAATATCTCGCTTATTCTTATCAGTAGGAATTGCAGAACCCCCCATAATAGAATTAAGCATAGACCCACCTAAACGGTTAAGCCCATCAGTTGGACGGCTTCCCACAGATGCAGTTGGACTCTTCTTAACAAATAAAGGCAGCATTGCATTAATAACTGCAGCACGTTCTTCAGCATCTCTATAACGGTCCAGCTCTTTAATCATATATAGCATTGCAGAAAGTAAAGGTTCACCGCGTACTTCATCAATTAATTTTTCGCTACCATAAACCATCCATGCAATACGACGACCAGATTTTTCACCTTTAACAGGAAATCTTTCCCAAACCAAGTCACCATCTACCCAAGACTGAACATGATAAGCAACATGGCGGTTATACTTATCTAATTCAACACCATCAATAATACGATTACCAGTACGAGGATTTACACCATCTGGAGTACGAATATAATTACCATTAATCCAATCCCAATAAGGTAAGCCAGTATTCTGGTTAATTCTGGAAACAATAATTCCATCTCCACAAATCAAGCTCTCAAGCCTAACCTGTTCCTGGAACTCTCCGAAACTTTTAGTTTTTCTAAAATCAAAAACATCAGAATTATTAGAATACAAATCAAACAATTGAGTTAAATTTTCAGAAAATTTAACTCCTTTAGCCTCACGCTCCTGTTCATCCATACCAGGCCACAAAATTTCACTTACTACGCTGGAACTCCCAACAATACCAGTGTGAATTTCATTTCTGACTAATCTTTTAATTAAGCCACGCGCATAAATATTTTCAACAAAAAGTTGGTAACTTCTATCGCGCAAAGTCCAATAATCAACAAACTTATACTTCTTAGTAACACCAAAAGAACCGTCGAATTTCTCTCCATCCCAAATTGCGCTAAAAGCCTGTTGAATCAGATTATTATAATTTTCTACAGTTCTATCTCTAACGATAACATGTTTATTTATCACGTTATCGTTATTTTTTCTTAACTTATCAAAAATACTCATTTAAAACCCCGGAATTATTACTCTTGCAGCCCCATGCATACCAAGCATTCTTTCAAGATCATTAATATTTCTAATTAATTCTGCACGCTTAGAATACAGCTGCGATATATCAGCACGAGTAACAGTCTGAGAATCCTGCCCAGTATTAAGTGTATATGACTGAACTCCACCAGATGACACCATATCTGTAGTTAATGCGTAAATTGCTTTTTCAACCTCTACAAGTAGAATCTTTGCATTGTCTAATTCGTCTTTCCAGAACTGTTCTGGAGAATCGCCGATTTTTTCACCTATCAACATAGCATTTCCTTATTATTCAATATTTAATTATTAATAAGACCGTCTAAAAATGCTATTTACAAAAAGAGGTTATATGAATATTCCAATAGAAAACATTAATACAATTTTTACAGATGCACAAAAAAAATGCGTCAAAGCCTGTATAGCAACTGTTAATATTCAGGCTGCTCAAACACGTAAAAATGCAATCGTTACAATTCAAAGCAACTTTATTCTAAGAAATAAATGGACCACAACTGGATCAAATCTCAACTTCCAGCAGTGTCCTCAATCAGTAACAGATATTACTCAAATTCAGTCCGAAGTAGGATCTAAATTAGATTATATGGAACGCCAGGAAAAAGGAGGTCTCCATAAACCCACAAAAGGAAAACAACTGGCAATCCCTAACACCAATGCACGTTTAGGCTCAACATCAAAACCAGTAGCAAGAAGTCTTTATTTAAGCCGTAATAAACTTGTATCAGGTCCATTAAAAAAAAGTGGTTCCAGAAGTTCAAATTTTGTTGCAAGAGCATTTGTTGCTTCCAGTAATAAACTTTTTCTTTCAATGAATAAAACTCTTTTTAAAGTCACAAGTTTTAAAAAATCTGGTGAATCAGTAAGCTTCAAAAAAACACCAATGTATAATATTAAATTTTCAGAAACAAAAACTAAAGCAAGTCCATGGTTACAACCTTCTGCAGAACAACCTGCAAAAGACGCTCAAAGCATTTATAACTTTCAGCTAGATAAACTTTTTTCATAAACTTTCTAAATCAATACTTTTGTTAAAAATTACTATTTTTAACAAAAGTAAAAAATTCATTCTGACGCGTTATTTTTTACAAATCGACAAATTATTCAACCTCATTTTTAAAATCGTTTAAAATTGAATTTTTTTTATATAATTATATAAAAATATACATTTATATACATTTTTATATTGACTTTTATATATACTAAAGTATATAATTTAATCATTACTAACACATATAATTATATACTTTAGTATATAATAACCAAAAGGAGCATAAAAATGAAAGTTATCGGAATCGGCCTTTCAAAAGGCGGAACAGGTAAGACTACTGTTTCAACAACATTAGCAAACGAATTAAGAAAATTCGGTAAAGTATTGCTGGTGGACGGAGATCCACAGGGGAATGCGTCTTGTGTATTCCTTAAAAATTTTCAAAAGGAACTTGCAGATGTACTGTTTGAAAAATGCGAAATTAATGAAGCAATCGAAGAAAGTGGTTTAGAAAATCTTTATATTTTGCCAACAAATCCTGTAAGCACTCAGCTGCATGATTATAAAGTTTCTGCAAAAGTAAATGATGAATGGTTTTTCTTCCAGGAAAAATTACAACTTTTAAAAAACTTTTTCGACTACGTAATTATTGATACATGTCCAGATTTTTCAGCGTTAGAAAAAAACTTTTTTATGGCATGTGATGAATTCATTCCTGTTGTGAATGCTGGAACATTCGCAGTAGACGGACTTTCAATTTTCACATTGCATCTGTCACAATTCCAAAAACAAAGACACAAAACCGATTTAGTTCAGAAAACATTAGTTGTTAATAACATTAACAACTCTCTTAATGTAGACAAAATGCTTAAACAACAGTTTACACAGATTCAGACATTTCAAAACGTTATTTTTATTCCTCAGGACCAGGACTTCAAGTTATCACAATTTGAGCAAAGACCTGCAGATAAGCTTAAAAAAGAAACCAAAGAACAAATTGAAAAATTAGCAGAGGTGACAAAATGATTAGTATGGATTTAATAAACGGTGCTCAACAGCAAATCAATTCAGTTCCAAATATTTCATTAAAACAAAAACAAACAACAGAATCTGATAACACAAGATGTTTACTTAACCTTGTAATGACAAAAGGCGAAAAAAAGGACCTTAAACTCTGGTGCGATCAGCACGATATATCTATGAATTTTTTTATAAAACTTGCAATTGATGATCTTCAATACGAAGTAGATAACAATATAAAATCTATTTCAAAAACTGGTGTTAGAAAATTATAGTAGGGTAGGGCAAAAATGGAAGAACTATTTCCTACAGCAGAAGAAAGACATCTACGGGCTTATATTCCAAGTCCATTTATTATAGCTGGACTTCCAGCCCGTGATGTTAAAAATCTGCCATTCAAACGTAAATATAACGATATAACACTAACACTTAGCGGAGTCGACCATGTTCCTTACGGTAAGTACGGACGCCTGTTGCTAACTATACTAACAACACACGCTGTACTTACAAAAGGAAACGGTCAGGATAATGTTCACATTGAATATAAATCTTTATATCAGCTTCTTAAAGAGCTTCAGCTTCCACGTCAGAGAGGAAAAGATATAAGAGAACAACTTGAATATTTTTCTAAATCTGCATTTATTTTTGAAGAAAAAAAATCAGTAAAAACTCAAAAAATACTTTTTAAAGATTTGTTTGAAAATTCTGATTATAAAGAAATTGATGAAGAGGTTAGTGTAAGCAAAGTATCAACTGGTATAATTCCTTTTATGTCAAACTTTGAATGTCTTGATATTGAAGATTCAAAAAATAAAACAACTGCAGCTATTAGTTTTACCTTATCTTCTGAATTTACTAAATACAGTCGTGAACATTCAGTTCCAATTGATTACACAGTTTATAAAGAAATATCATCACCAATAGGAAAAGATTTATATTCCTGGTTAATGTACAGATGTAACAGTTTGTGTGATGAAGCTTTGTTTATTCCATCTAAGTCTTTAATTGAACAATTTATGCCAGTAGGTGAGAGTAGTGCAGCTAACCAGGAATGGAGAAATTACGATTACCTTAAAGGTTTAATTCAGGAAATTAAAAGCAAATATATTCCAAACTTAAACATAACAATTCAATCTGATGGTATAGAATTAAGACATACTAATTTACCAGAAATTATAGATGAACATTATGTGCTTGTTACTTCTAATCTATAAAAACTAAAAAACAAGTATGTAACAGTTTGTGTGATATTATCAACAATATCAACGCTGTTACTATTTGTTTAAAACTATTTGTTAACTATTTGATATATAGAAGAAATTACATAAACTGTTACATTTTATCACATAAACTGTTACAAAAACCTGTTAAAATCATCACATAAACTGTTACAAACTTGATAACTTATCCACAATAAAAATGTGAATAAAATCACATAAACTGTTACAAAATTAAATATATTTTAAAAATAAAAGAGGATTTATATCCTGAAAAAATATAAATCCTCAAAGTTTATCACACAAACTGTTACATTAAAGAAAATTATAATAAATGAACTGTCACACAAACTGTTACATCCCACGCAAAATATAACTTTCTATAATGGAAATTCAGTCTACCAGTTTATTCCGTTTTAACAAACAAAGAACAAACTTCAATAGCAGCAGTTCCCACAATACCAATAGAAGCATTAATCTGAACCGCATAAGCTGGCTGAATAAATGTTACCACAGCAATAGCAATAGTCTGTACACCGCCAATAACACCAGCAACCAAATTAAAAGTCTTTTTATTCATCTTTATCCTCCTGAATATTTCCAGCTGATCCAACAGCATTAGTTCCAATTTTTGCAATTATCTTTTTAAAAGTCTGAACAATAGTCTGGTAACACAACTGAGTTGCACCCACCGTAAGAATTCCACCAATAACCCAAACCGGCAAACAGCTTGCAGCATAAAAACAAACCAGCGCAATAGGCATCATAATAATGCTATAAATCCAAGTCTTTTCAGTTTTTATAAAATTTTTAAAACATTCCACAAGCCCAACCGCTGCAAAACTACTAATAGTAACATTCTGAATCAAGCTTCCCAATTCGTATTCCATCTATCTCCCCTAATATAAACTTGCATCCCCATAAGATGTATGATAATAACTTCCTTTAGAAAACATTCCTATTAAATCAAACTTCCCCACTTTTTTTACCTTAAC